CTGCTTTCAACTGTGCCTCTGCTTGGAACTCTGCTGTCTTGAGTTCTAAATTAGCTGCTGCTTTCTCTCTTTCGAGTTGGATCTGCGCTTGTGCTTTTGCTTTGGCAATCTCAATATCGTTCAATGCTTTGGCACGATCTACTTCAATCTGTGCCTGTGTCTGTGCCATCAGCGCATCTAACGCTGGATTTGGCATAGGTTGTTGTGGTTGTGGCTGTGAGAGTTGGGCATCAAGCTCTGGAGGAATCTCTTTGAAGAACTCGGCTGAGTCCTTAAATCCTGCTGCCTCGATGAATCTGCCCAAAGTGTTGCGATACTGACCCACAGTTACTAACGGATTAGCAAAGCCTTGGGATGACAAGATCTGTTCTTGTTTCTGTAGAACCATCGCTGCCATCGCCATCTGTTGATCTTTGCTACCAGTTCCTAAACCAACATTGGTCATCAGGTCGTAGTTGTTTGTCCACTCTCTTGGGTCAATCGAGACATACTTGCCACGAATCCGCACGACTCTTGGCTTGTCCTGATACTTTAACAATAAATGGAAAATGCCATTAAACAAGTCTTTTACACCTGTCTCGGCAAAAATACGAGCAATCATCTCAATCTTACCTGCGCCAGCCTGTTGCATCGCTGCAATCGCAGTTGCTGTGGTGTTTTGTAGAATGTTCGGATCTAAGCCCTGACTTGTTTGCGTAACACCTGAACGCTTTTGTAGAACCTGATCCATGTAATCCAACATGGGGAATGACTGAGCTGCGGTAGGAGGAACTGTCAAAGGCTGAACCGCGCCCTGAGACTTCATCCGCACCACTCCGTTAGGAGCGACTGTTAAGAGGTCATCCATGTTTACCTGACCATCCAACGCTGTCATGCGTGGCATATTGGTCAAGTAGAGGTTATCTAGAATCTGGCGAGTAATCGTGGACTTGATTAACTGGATGTCCATTGATCTGTCTGCCAAGCTCTGTCCAAAGAACTTGTGTGGCATTGGAATTGGGCAAACACTCGCAAATGGAATGTGGTCAAACTCCTCGTTATCTAGGATCTTGTCGCCAGCATAAGTAACCTTGCGGAGTTCTGCAACACCATCGCCATCAAAGTCTGTGCGGATATAGCACTCGAATACTTCTACATCTTGCATTGAGAAGTCTAGCGTCTGTGTCTCATCTGGCATCTCGCCCTGACTGAAACGAGCCACTCTCTCAGGTGTATAGGTTAGGTCGTTGTAAGCAGGTAGTGTGTCTACGATGTCTTTAGCGTATCCAGCAGCCACCAAGTCTGAACGAGTCATGGTTGTTCTGTGTGCTACGAAACGAGCATCTTTTAGGCTTTTGTCTCGCTTGGCAATTAAGAACTCCTCTGGGGGCACATTCTCGATACGGACACGACCAACATCCTTTTTCTTGCGAACCACAACATTGTAGGAAAGGATTGGCATACCCATTGGGTCTACACCAATCTCCTCTGTCTCTTGGCTGACTAACTCCATCGAGCCATCAGCAAACATGAGCGTTAATTCTTCTGCGTTTAGCCCTTTGTATTCTTCTTTTGTAGGATCTTCTGCTTCTTCCCACCAGTATTTGACAATACCATTCTTTTGTAAAAGTGCATCCTTGAACCAATCGTGCATCAAGATAATGCCTGGATTGTCCTCAAAAAATACGAGGTTGCAGAGTTCGGTAGCTTGTTTAGCACCTTCCTCATCGCCTGGCATCCTAGGCTCAAAGCGGACTAATTCATCGGAGGCAGTAAATACTCGGAGTAGCTGTGGCAATGCACCATCAACGACTTCGGCTACTTCGCCTGTAACGATTTGGCTGCGACCTTCTACTTCGTTCCCATAAGGATAACGATTGTAGTAATTGATCGCCTTTGTCCGTTGCTCTACTGTCTCTGTCTCTACATAGCCGATTGCATCTTCGATCTCTGCTTCGACAATGACTTTTAGTTTCTGTTCATCCATTTATACGATCCATGAAGTTTTTACTGCAATTGGTTGCGACCAAGTAGTTGTTTGTTCCATGCCTAAAGCAAGATACCTAAAGGCATCACTTCCATGCGATGCCCAGTCGTGCAGAGGCTTATCGTAAAACACATTCCTCTTTTCGTCATACTCTCGCCTATAGTTTCTTAGGCAGTCTAGTCCTTGTTTGACCTGTGGCATATTAAACCAACAAGTCGGTAGCATCCTTCTGACTGCTTGGATGCCATCATCTACAGAAAGTCTTGGCAGAACCCGAACATCTAGTCCAGCCTCTCTCAACACTTCCAATCTGCTCTTGCCTGTGCCTAGCTCTCTGACCTCTACATCGTGCGGTAGGAGTTGCTCTGCTTTGTGCCAATTGTTTTCTTTTAGCCAGTTTACATACCAATCGAGTCCTTGACCATGATTCTCTACATAGTCTATGATTCGTTTCTCTTGCCCTGTGGCTTGGCATACCCACAAGGCTGTGCTGTCTCCCATCCCAAGATCCCATGCGACATAAGTCTGGCACAAGTCATCTCGGTCTATATGGCACATCCGACCTTTTTCTTCTAGGTCGTTTAGTAACTTTCCGTAGTAACTGCCCTCTACTGCTGCGTTAAAACTACATTCGAACTCTTGGTTATATTTGTCATCGCCCATCTCTTTTCGGGCTGCCCAGAGTTCTTTCTCATCTAAGAGCTTTGTCTCACTCGCCTTAAACTGTAGAGCCGACCATCCTTCTTCTTGCCCTGCTCTGTCGAACAAGTCCTTGAAGTGATTGTTGCCTTTAGGAGTGCCGATAAACAAGCACCATCCTTTGCGATCAGCAAGAGCAGGTCGAATGATCTCGTTCCAAATCTTAGGATTCTGGTCTCCGATCTCGTCTAAAACTACTCCATCAAAATACTGTCCTCGTAAAGAATCAGGGTTGTCTGATCCGTATAGTTGGATTCTTCTTCCGTAAAAATCGACTCTTAATTCCGCAATATTGGCTGTTGCATTGAGTGGTCTAGCAAAATGTGTCAGGTAATCCCATGCCACCCTCTTAGCCTGGCTATATGTTGGTGCTATATACGCATAACGAGGATTTGGTCTCTCGTTTAGCATGGCATCTTTGATTAGCTCATTTAGGGCTGCGACTGTCTTTCCCATCCTGCGATGGGCTACTGCCACCACAAAGCGATTGTTCTCTATCGCCTCATGAATTTGTTTCTGAGGATCTCTTGGCTTGTAGGGGATGACAATCTTTTGTTCATCCTCTAGCATTTCTACTTCTCCCAAGCGACCACCAATTTGAGAGGGGTGTTATCTGTGCCACTTAGCTCTGTAGTGTTTACAGGCTTACCATCTACTCGATCCATTACTTCCTTTACTGCCCAAGGCTCGCCATCCATAGCTGCCTTGACTAAAGTATCTGTAATCTTTCTGAGTGTCTTGCGATCTTCTTGCACTAGAGCGACTCGTAGTGCATCGTAAAAGAGCTTGCCTCTTTTGTTATTATTGTTCCCAACTGGCGCACCAGCTTTACTAATTGAGTCAATTGGTAAGTTTTTGTTTTCTGTAGAATTTTCCATTCCATTCCTCTAAGGGGTGATGGTTGATGTTGTTGCTATTCTACAACAGTTAATGAACTGTTGGTTGTCTTGCTTTAAAGTAAATCTCGTCTGCTTCTATCTTTTCTGCGATCTTTAGCATGAACTTGTAGATTATTCTGAGTTCGTCTGCTTTGTGATTAAAAGAATGGAATCTTGTAGGGCAGTTGCTTATTTCTACAATTGCTACTGTAGTGTCTGCCATCTCACCACTTTACTTTGGCTACCATTTGGTTTTATGAGACCAATACCGAGCCGAAAATTTGTCTGGGTTTGGGTCTTGGGCATTGTGTCTAGCGTAGTAAGACTTTTTCCTTGCTTTTTGCTCTGCTGTCTTAGGATTCTTTCCTGCGCCATCTACACCTTGTTGCCCAAATCGCACGACCTTAAATTTATCGTCTTTCTTAGCTACAACTACATGGCTTTTAGTAGGGTGGTTCGGAGTTTTTTTTGGTCGATTAAATCCGCTTACACCAAGTCTTTCAAATAACTTGGCTGCATCTCTTACTTTCACTTTTTGACTTTCATAGATTTACCAGCAGAACTTAAAGCAATTGCAATCGCCTGGCGAGGGTTCTTTACGACCTTTTTAGACTTACCAGAGTGCAACTTGCCCTCTTTGTATTCGCCCATGACTTTGCCGATCTTTTTCTCAGCTTTTGACATTTTCATCGTATAGATCCTTTAGGTCGTATTTGCACCACAACAGAGGAGTTTCTTCTCCATCTGCCATGCCTTTAGCGATATGCTGTTGTATAGAAACAACAGTAGCACCTAGTGTGTTTAGCCCATCTACCATGTCAGGGTAAACCCTAGTCTTATATAAGAGTTCATTTCTCTTGCACGACTCGGACTCGCCTTCTGGTGTATATCCGTTGCTATCATGGTCTAAAGCTATGAAAGTTCCATCTCGATAGCCTATGGCTAAACCGACAGATTCTAAGCGTTTGGCAAGGTCTGTGTCCTCGTAACCCCATCCCCAATAGGTATTGGAGTATCCGTTACAAGCCTCAAAATGCCATTTCTTCATCAAGGCGACTGCTGCCAGTCCGTATCTCTGCGCGATGACCATGCGATTTGTGCCATGCCCTACTGGTCGTTTATCCAGTCCATGCCAGACAATTCGGCTTGGTAGGGATGGTTCGCTGTAGTCTGCCCACATGGGTAGGTAATCTACATCGTTAAAACACACATAATCAATCATTCCTGCACAAGCTGCGTAAGCGTGATTGAGTATTGCGCCTTTGTTGAAAGGTAGATCGTCTGCTTGTTCTGCGATAACAAACAAGGGTTCTATGTTGGTATTTCTACGAAAGAATGAGACTGTATGAGGTAGCATCTTGGCTAGATGCTCCTCTCGATTTCTGTAGGGGATTATTATCCCTAATCTCACTTGGGTTTTTTAGCTGTCTTTGCTGCTTGTTTAAATGCTTTAGCGGTTGGTGCGCCTTTTGTGCCTGGTTTACGCATTTTCTCGCCAGATCCTTCGGCTATCCTTTTTCTCTTTGCTGCGATATTGCTGTAGAGACCCTGTTTCATTCTTCTTCCCCTTCGTATTCTTCTTCCGATTCTTCTTCTGAACCCATTGGTTCAAATGCTTGGCAACCACGCTCGCCCTTGCAGACAAAATCAAAAATAGCACAATGCCCCATGTCCTTAGGCACACCGCATTTAGCCATTTCTTCGCCTGTTTCGTAGTATTCACAGGCTTTGCACTTGCCTTCGCCATCCTTACGATCACCATAATCGGCTGTAATAATGGCTTTTTTCATGTTGCCCTTGTTGATGTCCGCATCAACTGTAGAAAGTGGGCAAGATTCCATATCTGAC